ATTTTTCTCCCTCGACCCAGATAACTTTGCTTGCTCCAGAAATGTTCGGGATATTATATAGAGGTCTTGGTTCAGGCACGCCTTGACGACCATTCATGAACTGGCGAAATTGCTTCTTTGGTTTCCCGGCGCTATCCCGAACAATTTCTCCGGTTACGTCCCGGTCAAAGTATTTGCGCACTGTAACGAGAACTACACCATCTGCATCCGTGTAGGGATACTCTTCCTCAAACGGTGTGCTGGGGCTGATTGTTTGCTTTTGTTCGGGTTGTTGCGGAGCTTGTGTCGCTACTGGTGAGGACATAACCGAGAAGTTAATTGGATTGTTCGGCTTAACGATGTTTTCAGGTGGGGCAACGTACTCTTTCGGCAAATAATCCTGAAAGTATTTAGCGGTTTCTGCGATTGACCAGCCACGACCTTCCTTAAATACCTTGCAAATACCTCCGATTCCGTCACCCGATTCGAAGTCTTTCCCAGTCATAAACCAAGGACTACTTGTGTCTATGTTAATTCTCAAAGACTTACCCGCTTCACCGCGCAAAGATCCGATGAAGAATTCTTTCCCTCTTTGTATTCCAGACGGATAAGTTTCCAACAATGCGTGTAGCTGTACGCTACGCGGAACTTCCCTTGAAATTCTGTCTGCTACTTCTGTTGAAGTCTTGCCAAAAGCTGTAATGTTCATTATCTTGTCCCTGTCCACAGACTAACTACTAAATATGGGATGCCGCCGCCCAAGCGCGTCCCATATTTTACTCCTTCCAGCACGTTTCACGAAACTCGCAAAACTTGCATAAAAAGAAATCTTTATTTTGTGCAACACGAGGGAGAATGTCATTGGCCTTTGCAGCCGTCAAGATATTTACCGCTCGGTCACTCGCCTCTTGAGCTAGTTTTGCATTGTAAGGCACTAGCTCATAATAAATTTCTGAGGTGTTTTTATTTATAACCGTAAACAACGCAGGGTTTTCTTTCAAATCCATGTAGGTTTGATAGAGCGCCAATTGAGTTGCGTAGGTCTTGTTCGCCTTCTCAACACCGTGGCGTACAAACGCTTTAAACTTGCTGTCATTAGCTGATTTGCATTCCCATAAAGCAGGGTAGCCCATAGCTACAGGGCCATCGCATATTACGCCGTCTATGTGCCCTCGTATCTCGCCATCAGCAATAGAGAAGCCAAACTGATTGTTGTCTTTGTCTTCTGTACGCAGATCAAAACCAGCGTCTTTCAGCCACTTTGCAGCGAAATCCTCAATCTCATGCCCGAACTGAAAGATGCGCAGTGTACGGGCGCTAAACGCCTTGTCAGCGTCTATAGGGTAGTTGAGGTATCTGTACTGTACCTTGCGCGAGCACTCGTCACCGATGCTTGACGCACCGATGTACTTTCTGCGTTCCCGTTTCTCTTCCCCTGCAACAATCGCTTGGTCTACCGCTTCTGTTATTTTGTCCGCAATCGGATTTGTCTTAGAACGGGATTGAAGTAGAGGGCCAAGTGCCTGTTGACTTAAAGTAGGTGTCTTCGAGTGTTCCAATGTCGATCTCCGCTGCTAGACGTTTTGATTCTTGAATTCCAAATATTAGAGTATGTACTTGCGCTTCAGTAAGATCTGAAAATCTTGTACCCCACCCGAATACTCCTAATATGTTTGCCAATTCCTTCATGGGTTCTGGCGCTGTATCTACCTCACTCAATGTATTGTCTCCCCTTCAGCTTCTATTAAGTCAAAAATTCTGTTCATCTTATCTTCGTCTACATTGTCATTCCTAAAGCTCAAAGTCATTATCAGTTGATCTTTGACCTTTATGGTAGCGGTTCCAAACATAATTAAGTCTGGATTGCTTTCAATGTTTTCAGATATTACCCTGTCAGAAACGTCCTCTATTTCCTCCATATCGCTGCTGTCTTTTACCCAGCATATAGCTTTAGACTCAGAGCTTTTTATTCCCTCATCGCCTTCTGATATTGTAAATAGATGAAGCTCGAATCTGGGCATTAGGTTTTCTCTGTAGAAAGTTCGTTTCCACACGCCAAATATCCACATCCATCAATCCAGTTATCTGGGTTATGCGGGTTGGACTTTATACGAGCAATTTTAAGCATAGTCATCATGGCCCCTACATCATGTGGTTTAATCAAGGTATCTAAGTAAATTGACCAGAGATTTGCTATGGTTGTCAAATTTGACTCCATGTCACCGTGCGTTGCAGCACGATCTTTGGTTACATATTCCTTAGCCGTATCTAATGTTTCACATCTTAGCATAGTCTTTTCCCGTAAGTTTTTTCCAATTATCTGCAACAAGTCTATCAATTGCATCTCTGTTAAAATAGTACCCCAGACAGCACGCAGCTTTATATTTTGTCCAAGAGAAGTCCATTTCACTAACTTGCACTTCGTATTTGCGCAACAATTCTTTCTGCCTTGGAGTCGCCGCTTGATTTAGCCACCGCTTAGATTTGTTCGCTGCGTTTCCGTCTTCGATCTCTCTCAAGAAATCATCAGCCGCAGCCATCGCTTGTACCTTCTCACCGATTGAAACAACCCGTGGACGCCCATTCTGGGCCTTTACGATAGCAATCCAGTATTTTCCAATAAGACCTACCATAGCAAATCCTTGAAAGCCTGTAGCCATCATTACTTTGCCAAGGCCATATGGATCAATCCACATAAATGGGGATAGCTGCATAAGATCGTATTCTGTCATTACAAAGCTATCCAGAACGTCTTTCTCTTTGCGCGGGAACTCATATTCACAGATTGGACAGATGCGCGTATTTGCAGAAACCTCACTGTTACACTCTGGACATTCTTTTGTAGGCGATTCTCCGCCTACGCCTTTTTCTGCACCATCAAGGTTTGTAGTTTCATCTAATGCGCCATGCGTAATAATTGACGTTCCAAAGTCCAAAACGATGCAATCGGTTTTGATTGTGTTTGGATAAAGCTCTGGATCAAGAATACGCAGACCGCGCCCAATCATTTGAACCATTGTGCCCTTTTGAGAGCATGGGCGCGTGAGAATAACACATGACACAGGAGGAGCGTCGAATCCCTCTGTGAGCACCATGACATTGACCAGAACTTGCAAATCACCGAACTCAAGATCATGCAGCATTTCAGCGCGATCTTCTTTGGGTGTATCACCCGTTACAAAATCAGCACGAATACCAGCGCGTAAAAATGCTTCACAAACGTGCTCGGCATGTAAGACGGTTGAGCAGAACACAACGGTCTTGCGATCCCCCGCCTTGTCTTTCCATTCGTCTACGATGCGCTCGTTAATCACACTGCGATCCATAATCGCGGCGACTTCCTCCATGTCATATTCTTTGCCACGGCGCGTTACATTGTCGAGTTGATCGTTTACGCCGAGGTCAATGACATATGACTTAGGGCGAACGAGAAAGCCTTCTCGGATTAAAGTCGCCATTTCGATCTGGTGTGCGCAGTTGTTAAAAACGTCTCGTAATCCCTTACCGTCACCGCGGTTTGGAGTGGCTGTAAAGCCCACAATCTCTGCGTCTTCGTTGTCTTCAAGAACTGCGTCGATCACCTTACGATATGTTGGAGCCGCAGCGTGGTGTCCCTCATCAATAACAACCATGTCGAACTTTGGGCGATCACGCAGATTGCGATCACGCGACATAGTTTGCACCATTGAGAACACTGCGTCACCATCCCAGTGCTTAACTGTTCCGTTTACGATGCTTGTGGTGATGTATGGATTTACGCGCTCGAACTTATCTTTATTCTGAGAGACCAATTCGTCTCTATGCTGAACAATCAAAATACGCTTGCCTTTATTGTGGCGCTTGCCAACTAGAGCGGACAACATGATTGTTTTCCCAGCCCCTGTAGGAGCAACAACCAGTGTGTTTTTGTGCTTGTCTAACGCTTTACATGCGTCAGACACGGCTACCTCTTGGTAGGGTCTGAGTAACATAATAATACCTATTTGCTAGATTAGTAAGTTGGGGGGATTAGCGGCCACGGCCCCCCTATCCGTGTTCTAGCAGGCGCGGAATGGCCCTGCCGCTAGCTTACTTTCGAGCCCAAGAAGGAACTGCTCCGTTATTTTGCGGAGGAGTTGGCGCTTGTGGCGCAGCATTTGGTGCAAGCGTAGTCTGTTGCATTGGAATGACGCCTTTGGGCAGAAACTCGCTATTATTAGGCGTAAGAGCGGCTGCCAGTTGATTACTGTCCTTATAGCCGTTCGTGCCTTTCTTAATGCCAACTTTTGCACAGATTTCCATGCCGCTCAAGTCCATCATATTACTGATATTACGGTTTTGCTGCGCTTGAGGGCTCATGTCTGTGGGATCAATATTACGTCCACTTTCCACAATCGACTTCAAAGTACGAAGACCAATCTCTTTTGCCAACGGCATACCGCTTGGGCCGATCTTGTCGCCATCGACAAACACACTGTGCCAAAACTTACGGCGATCAAACTCGCCACCAATGACTGTGAACTCAAGGTTCATCCACTTAGCCGATGTGCTTTGTGACTTTTTAAACCATGATCCATGTCCGAACTCTGGCAATTCCATGTCGCCTTGCTGCACAAGAACTACTGCGCGAACCACTGAGCCGTTTGGAATCAGTGAGAACTCTTGGTTTTGTGGGTTTGTGTCTGCGGGTACGTTATTAAAATTAAGCATTATGCTTCTCCTTCGCTAGAAGTTTGGGTTGTAGGATCGACAAACGTGAGATCGTTGTCGGTTAGTGGTGAGCCGTTGTTCATCTTATCAATCAATTTACCAAGATGAGGCTCTTCGAGAGTGTCTAGTCTGCCAGAGCGATCCTTTGCTGGATAGCCCCATTCGTTCAAAGGTTGACACACAAACGCACGATACTGACCGTGATCACCTGTCAGAACTGCCATTGTGATTACTTCGTCCACAATACCGGGCAATTCCCTGCCAGTCTTCGCACCTTCGATCTGCATATTATATTGCTTACGACCATAGTCGTCTGTGACCTCATCCAAGATGCCGACAAAGATCACGTTCTTTGCGCGGATGTGCTGGATGTGTGTAAGCCACGACATCATCTCACGACCGTGCATTCCGTAGACAGCGCGAGTATCGACCTTACCGGAACGCTCAGAGCGTGCTTCGGGCTGCTGTAAGCACCACTGAAAGCACAAACGACCTGCCACGGTAATTGAGTCTACAAAAAGCGTATCGTACTTCTGCCATACGTCTGAGGAGTTTCCATACATTGTGGCTACATAATCGTAGTGAATCTGTCCGTATGGCTGGTCTTCTGAGAGAGATGGGTTAGCACCGCCCAAGAAGCAAGCAAGGTCACGGCACTCCACCCATGTACGAGGACGCACAACGTCAATAGGATGCCCTTCGATTGCTGCATCACCAGCTTCTAAATCCATGAACAGAGTAGTCGCTGGATTAAGTGTGCGAGCAAGTGTGGTTTTGCCGACACCGCTTGATCCGCACACAACAATCTTGTGACCCTTTTTCTCAGCAAGACGCTGATCGGCTGTAATAATCTGCAAAGCCATTATTCAATCTCCTCAATTTTAACCGAGCCAACCTCCACAGTGCGGCACTTCTCAAGATCATCCTTGATTGCAGGAGGGGCGGCTGTGAACTTTCGCTCTTCTACAGCAAACGTCAGCTTGCCATAATGTTGTGCATTTTCTGGTGACATATTGTTCAACGTATCACGCAGCGCGTCTTGGTCCCATGTAACTTTCTTGCCCACAGTGACTTTGAGCCTTTGATTGCCATGCGCGATTTGCGCAGTACCAAAGTCCTTGCCGTGTGACCGCAATACGTCTTTTGCTACAGGTAAAAATGTATCGGACAGTTGTTCTTCAACGTCCTTGAGCTCGATACGCAACTCGCTAATTACATGCTTGAGTTCGTCTCGACGCTCAAATAGTTCATGACTATTCATATCGCTTCTCCGCTTTAAATTACTAGAACCCTATGTATGGAATACTATGGGACGAACGTCAAGAACTTTTTTTGGAAAGAAATATATCTATGCCTAGACAAGCCTTCATGAGCTTCTTTTTTAGTTTGAATTCAGGTGTTTCTACGCCTTTGGCGTCTTCAACAATCTCATGCCATTCGCCGTCTTTGTCTTCGCGCTTGTAGCGGAAGTCAGCAATGTAAGCACATATTTTTTGGTCATTAACGATCAGGTTGTAGCGCACTTGTAACTCAAGGTCTTTGACACGCCCAGCGCGTTCGAGCGATTTTATATATAGATAACGCTCGGCCTCCCACTTAGAATCAAACTTAATTCCATTGACTACAGTCTTCTTATTACCGTACTTGGGTCTTGACCTTTTAAGTCTGGGATTGTATGTCTGTTTTGGTAACATTATGGGAACGATTCTAATGCCAAACGCAAACAAGTACAAGTCAATAGGTGTTAGCGTAGACACCTACAATAAGATTGTTGAGATAGCCTCCAAGGAACGTCGAAACATTTCGCAGCAACTTTCATTGCTTGTGGACGCTGAATATATGGATCAAGGGTTCAAAGCATCCAAGCCAGCAAAAGTTTTTGCTGGCGGACTTAGCTCTGTAATCGAAGACTAAAGAAGCCCAGCACTTCCAAGGCCACCTAGCAGTGATGTTGCGATGTAAGGGTTAGACTTAGCTCTTTCACGCAGCGATGCTTGTCTTTGAGCGGGTGATGGACCTCTACTTGTCTGCATTATATTTAATGCAGGCAAAACTTGTGGAACACTTGTTCGGCTTTTAGGTGGGGGTGGGGGTAGAGTGCCGCGAGATTCTTGATCCGCTAACAACGCTCTTGCGCCACCTTGGCGTGCTAATATTTTAGCCCTATTGGCTCTTTCTAAATTTCTTGTTATATTTTTTGCAACATTTTCAACACCTTGCTGCAATCCAGCTTCTGAACCTGTAACTGATTCACTAAGAGCATTTGTGAGACTTTGCGCAGCGGCCTGCGGAGTTGTCTTTCCAGCTTTAACTTCCAACGCTCTACGCATTACCGTAGGATTGTTAAACATATAGTTCAAAGCCTTAAACCGAGCGACCTTTGGTAAGTTCACAAGTGGATTTGTAAACTGACCTGTTCGAATGGCATCAGCAGCTAGAGAACCAGCGCCTTTTCTGCCTGTGTCGCGCAAGAAAACAAGATCATCAGCCATCTGCTTGATGTCTTTGACCGTTTGCTCTCCTAAAACTTTGTTGAGCATTTCGGGCTTGTAAGAATCAATTGCATTGCGCAAAGAATAAGCCGCTTTCTCATTGATAAAAATGTCTGGATCTACAGATCCTAGTATATCATTAATAATTGTTCGCTTTATAGTTTCTTGCGCTCCGGGGGTTTCATCAAAAAAGTTCATTACTCGGTTCATTTGAGCGCGAGTAATGTTCGGGTTAACCATAGCTGCCGCAGCTTCTTCTGGGTCCAACGTACCAGAATTTAATTTTTTTAGAATACTAGATTGTGATGCTTCAGCCAAGCCGACTTGCGCATCTCGAACGCTTCGAAGAGTTTGAACAATACTAGCATTAGGATTTTGAGATACGATACGTTGCAATGTGGCATCGTCAATCTTTTTAACACCACCGTAAGCCAAGGACTTCGCCAAGTTTTGCACTTGCTCCCATTCGCTACCAAACAAAAGCTTCCCAGTCTTATCTTTGTTCATACGCTTTATCTTGCCATAGAACTGAGTGCCGTTAAACTTTGTGGGGTCTGCAAAATCTTTGTTTGAATCAAGCAATGCTTCATCAAGATAGCGTTTAGCCAAGTCCTGACGTACAATTTCCTTTTGATTCTTAGCTGCGTTCAGTGCCGCTTCAATGCGAGCAGGGCTTTGAATAATCTTGTCGTAGTTTTGACCCGCTACAAGTTTGACATTTACACCCGCATCTCCAAGATTTCGAACTATTCTTAAAGTTTCTAAACGATTAAACATACGCATTTCAGCACGATATGCTTTGTTCGCATCTTGAAGTAAGGACATAGCCTTCTTCATTTTAGGTGCATTACCCGCGCCGATTCCCTTTAGCTTGACTTCGCCTTGAAGCATAGAATCTACATTATTGCGAAGATCGACTAGCAATCTGCGAGGTGTAGTATCTGATATGCTTAACCGAGGGTCCATTAACGTATCTTGAATGTTTTTACGCAGACCTCTGAGGCCATTAAAAGTTGTAAAGCCTTTTTTTGAACCTCTGTTCACAAGTTCGTTTATTTGAGATCCTATAGCTGTAAACTCATCAGGAGCCACTGAAGCCGCCCCGCCATATTTCCCATCTATGACATCATCAAAACGTGTCTTTAGGGCCGAAATATTAAATACTGGAAGCTCTCCGCCCTCAACTCGCATAGTTCTACCGTTGACTTCAATGTCTCCGGTTATCTGAGCGAGCTTGTCATCAACTGCCTTGTAGTTAGCATTTGCGCCCTTTGCGAACTCGTCATAATTGTACATCAGTACATCGAGCACGGCATCGTCAATGTCAGTGCCTTCTTTTGTTGACTTAGTAAGAACTGATATTGTGTCATCAATCGCTTTCATGTGCGCGTTTTGTGCATCATCTAATGACTTTTGAAGTTTAGCTGCTTTGTTTGGAGCCGCATCTGCTATTATTTTAGCCAAATCATCTACAGAAGCTCCGGCAATCATATTGCCTGCGTCATCCATAATACCTGCGTCTTGAAGTAATTTTGCTTTTTTACCTAACGCAAATTGTACGTTTTGAATGGCACGCTTTTCTTTTCCAGCAATGGCTTCAGCAATTTGCGCAGCACGAGAAATAGCTGCTGGCATACCCGCTGATTCGTAACTGGGCATTCCGCCCTCATCCATAATCCGTAAGGCTTGTTCAGCTTGCGCCTGACCTAATTCACGCTCACCTTGGCCCAAAGCCCGAGCGGCGGCGTTAGCAGTCTTTCCTGCGCCCTGCATTAACGCGCGCACGCCTTTAAATGTTCCGACGGTTGCGAAGTCAATAGCGCCTGCCAGAGCGGCTTCTTTACCCACATCCTTAGCTACTTCACTAAGAGATTGACTCTGAAGACCTAACAGGCTCTCTATGCCTTCTTCAGCCGCTTGACCAAGCCCAGCGCCTATACCAGCACCAATTGCCCCCGTAACCAAACCCGGTGCGCCAATGATTCCGCCAATAACGGAGCCAATTGTTTCTGGCGCTACACCAGCTAAGTCAGATATATCTCGTAGCGTAAAACCCTCTTCCTCAATTACAAGGTTTTTACCAATAGGTTCCATGCCCTCTTTGGCCTGACCTTCAGGGGTAAGGGCCAAACGGCCTTGAGCATCTTTAGTAAAGCCACTTTCGCCAACACGATTGCGTAAGAAGTTTTCTTTCTCTTGTGCGGTTTCCATAAATGAAAGTTTTGCACGAAGACCGCCTCTTGCACCTGTAGTATAGTCGAACATTTGTTCGTCTTTTCCAGATGAGCTAGAAGCTAGATCATCAAATGATTTTGGGCGAGCCATTCCTAAAGAACTTCCCCCAGATCGTGATGCGCGAAATTCTTTTAATAGGTCTTGAGGGGACTTTTGAGTTTTTTGACTTTCTCTAAACTGGCGCAATTGTTCTTGAGGTGTCATTTAGACGCTCCATTTGGCTTAAAGACATCTAACGTATAAGATGTACCGTAGGTTTTATTCATTGCATCAAGTTCAGCTTGAGTTGGCATATCGTCTGCCGATGGTCCAAAAGAAATTCCCGCGTTTTGATCAAGCCAATTAATCGCGCGATCAAGGTTTTCTTGAGGCTTTTCTACCGTAAGTCTATATATCTCTTTGAGCTTTTTCTTTATTAGTGCTGCATCACCTGAAACAAAAGAAATTTCACCAACAAGTTCCTCAACGCGCTTACGGTCGTTGTCAGAAAGAGTTTTACCTGACTCTTGGAGAATGTTAGTTGCCTCTCTTACGGCAATTTCTTTAAGCATTGTACGAGCTTGTGCGATATCAGTTGGCTGATCACCGACATTAAATCCCAAGTTTCTAAGTCCAGTGTATACTGTACTTACCATTTGATCTGGAATGCTAACACCGCTATCAATTGCTGAAATTAAACTTTCAAATTTTGCAGCACCAGAAGTAATGCTTTTTTGCAGTTCCCCAAAGCGTCGAACAACTGTTTCCGGTGTTTCTCCAAGCTTATAACCAGTAGGAGTTTTTCCTCCGTAGTTTGGGTTTGCCGCAGCAGCCAAAACTTGAAGTTCTGGCGGCACATCATCAGCTTTTCCCCCGATAAGAGAAATGCGCTCATATCCGTCCCACGCATCTCCGAGGTCAACGCCTTCCGCTCTTTTTTCCAAAATAGCCATTCTGTCTGAAGCATTTATAAACTCATACTGCTTTTCAAAGTCACTATTTTCTATCAGCTTATTAAGCTCGTATTTGTTTAAGTCTACGAATTCTCCATTATCAAAGCCTTCAAATTCAGCACCTTTGGAGCCTTTTTTGTAAACCCAATATTTTCCGCGATTCATAAGATCTTTTTCGGTGGCTTCATCTTTAGCTCTATCTGATCCTCGTGACTCAAGAGCGTACTTACCAGCAGCTAATGCAGCAGTTTGAGCTTTGTTTTTAGCCTTCTCAAGTTCTGGAAGAGCCTTCTCGCCAGCTTGACCAACAGCGTTTAGAATTTTTCCTACGTTAAACCCTTTGCCAGCACGGTTTTGCATCAAGCCAAGACCAAGAGCCATTAGAGCTTGGCTCTTATCCACTTTGCCGCTTATATCAACGCCCGTAGCCGCAGCGAATTCTTTCTTGTAATCTTCTAAAGTCCGCTCACGATCTTCGGGAGACGCACCACGAGCCATTCCCAGAAACTCATCCATAGCTTGCTTAAAAGTATCTTCTGCTATTTTTTCGCTGTCAGCAATTGTCATGCTTGTGTCATCAAAAGACTTAGCTTCTTCCGCTCTAAATTCTTCTGCGGCGGTTGATTTCTTTTTATCTTCAATCATTCTTTGAGCTATTTCCGAGTCATTAGCTCCACTCAAAGAAGGATCAATCTGCGCTTTTGCAATTTGAGCGGCGATAGCGTCCAGTGGACTATCAGCAAAAGCACTGGGGTTACTTTTCATAAGGGACGACATATCAGGACGATCAAAAATAGAAGGTTCTGGACGATTTGTTTCAGCTAATTTTGCATAGGCTTCAGCAAATTCTGTTATACTCCCAACGTCTGAAGGAGGAGTTGGAAGAATAGATTCAGGGCGATTTTTAGCCCTTTTTACAATTTCGCTCATTCCAAAAGTGGGATTTTCCACATCTATGTCCATAGATACAAGGTAATCAATCGCTTCCTCACGAGTGAGGCCAGCTAAAGGATCATCGGGAAATTCTTCTCGTTCAAAATCATATGCAGCCGAACCAGCGCCATCTTCAGCGAAGGGAGTTCTCATGGCACCAGATGATCCTATTCCACCTCTTAACTTTCTTTGCACAGAACCTCCCTTTACAGGAGCATCAAAAGTAAGTTTTGAGGGGCTTTGAATCCCACCCAATCCAAGACCGTATCTCTTTAACTCATCTTGATATCTTCTTTGCGGAGAAAGTGCCATAATTGTTCGCCTTATGCTTGATTGATGCCCTGAAGGGTAGTGTAGGCACCAAGACCTGCAACATATGGATTAGTTGGTGGAGCATAGCTCCGCTGAGTTGAAGAATAAACGCTAGCAGATGGAGTGCCGCCAAGAGCGTTATATGCGTAAGAG